TCGACGGGCAGGTACTCAATTCGCAGCGCCATAAACGCCGTAGCTCCGCTCGATAACGATTTCCGTCTTAGCACCGCCGTAGCTGTCAAGCCCCCAGTTGATTCTCTCGATTTTCTGGAGATTGATCAGGGTCTCGCTTGCGATTTTGGCGGCTTTGAGGTCTTCAAACGCCAGCAGCTTTTGCGCCCTTGTCTTGGCTTCGCGGTGCGCCTTGAGTCCTGCGTAGAGACGCTCCCGGACGGCGTTGGTTTCTTCTTGGTGACGGCGCAGGACTTCGGCGGCACGGTCGGCGGCGGCTTCAATGGCGGCGGCACGTTTTTGGGCGGCGTCGGGCAACTCGTAGAGCTTTTCCTGTGCCTTACGCCGGACGGTTTCGGCGGCGTCCGCCCCGTCGCTCCAGCCTTCACGTTCGGCGCGTTGCGCGATAGTCGTCTTGCTGACGCCGTACTTGGCTGACAAAAAGCCAAGCGATGCGCCAGCTTCGCGTTCGATTCTGATGTTTGCCCATTGTTCGGGCGTCAACTTCGGTATGCCCATCACACCCTCGCTTTTGATTTCTTTCGCTTCGGCAAGGTAAAATCTGCTCTGAAGCGCTTACTGGCGGTCTGGTTTTTGGAAACAACCTTAGTCAGCGTTCCGTGCAGAACTTCGTCAGGGGACGCAGCTTGACGGGATTGCGGCACGCGATAAACGTAGTGAACGTCCGCTGCTTTTGCTAGGCGTACCAGTATTTCTTTTACCTGCTCGTCTCCCGGTTCCATATCGAACACCAGGACGACAGCGCAATTGTAAGCCTTAGAAACGGCGTCCACGACGGAAATAACTTTTTTCACCTCGTCCGGTTCAAACAAATCGCCGTGAAAGTAATCGGGAACGGTATCAATCACAACGAGAGAGGGAGAGGCGTGTTTTCGTCGGTGCCATTCCATCACGTCAAAAAAGTCTTCTTTGCTACACCTGCTATTGCTGGAACGGGGGAGCAGATCAAGCTCGTTGCTACGGACAACGGTGATTGGAATTTCGTCTAACCGTGAAGCAGCAGCGGCGGCGTAAAGGCAGGCGGCTGATTCCAGTTCCATTTTTCCAGCTTCGATAGAACGCGCTAGATAGAGAACAGAACCACGGGTTACAGAATATCCACGCCAAGAAGTGCCGGTAGCGACAGCCATTGCCCAGCCTGCTGCAACTGTGGTTTTTGCCGCGTCAATGCGCCCTGACAGCAAAACAATATCGCGGGCGCCGATGATGCCTTCGATAAGCCAAGGGCGTGTTTCTTTCACTGTTTTCTCCTGTTCCGTCGTGGTAGCGCGGTCGGCTGAAACCTTGTCAGCAAGGATAGCACCGGTTTCTGCAACGAACAAGGCAAAACACAAAAAAGCGCCGTTCCGACGAGGGAAACGACGCTAGAACGACGCTAGAACAAGGAAGGCTGTCGCAACGCTTTGTCAGGCGGTCGGGCGCGGGTGTGGATTTCCCACCGGCGGCAGGCGCACCTGCCGTACCAAGCCAGAGGTTGAAGCACGGCGTTGCAGCACCAGCACCGGTCAAAATCGCCAGCGCCGAATCTGAACTTGGACTGACAGACGGGACACCAGGCAAGCAGCCGGGAAACTTCGACTAGGTGACAGCAATCGGGACAGGCAGGGACAAATGGCGGGAGCATACTCAAAAGCCAAGAAAGCGCCGCCCCAACGAAGGGACGGCGCGCGGGTTGGTGGGTTAGGGCGCGCGTTAGAACACACGCACCTCGGAATCAAGAACAATTTCAAGTTCAAGCACGTCCTGTGGCGCAATCAGAACGGCTTCTCCGTCCCAGCGCCAGTCCTTGGCACGGACTAAGGCAAGCTTGGACTGGGGGAGCGGGGACAAAAACTTCAGGTCGTCCAGAGACGAGACTGCCCGAATAGGCGTCCCGGACGGCGTAGTGCCGGTGAAGTAGAAAAACACGTCGTCGCCGTCCGGGGAGATTTCGCTTGTCTCCAGCGCGTAACGCACGCCGTCCTCGCAGGTCACCGGAAAGCAGAGCACCCACCGCACAGCTTCAGGAAGAGCAAGAACGGAAGCGAATTCTCCGCCCCGGAAGTCCCAGTCTTCCACGTCAGCAACTGCAATTGCCTGCGCGTGCGTGAACGCCGGCTCGTCGGTAGCCTGCAATTGGTCAAGGCGGCTGAAGGCGCATACCGCCTCGAATCCAGGCACGTCAATCGTCCGGTAATCTTCCCCTTCCACCTCGGCGTTCTGGGGAAGAGTAAACGTGAAAGCGTGAGTACCACGAAAGACCATTTTCAAGTTACCCATTGTACTTGCTCCTGCGTTTTAAGCCCGCCGGCTGTTGAGTTGATCCAAACCTACACCAGCCAAAACGAAGTGTCAAGCAAAAAGTTCCGACTTTTTTTTTGCGGCGCCGGGGGAAGGCGTGCGCCGGCGTCTCTCCGTCCGGGTTGAAGCCGCCAGCGGGCTGTCAAGAAGGATTCGGCATGGGTTTAGGAGCGCGAATCCTTCACGCCGCGGAATACTCGCGCGCAAAAACCGTTCGAGTTTTCCGCTTCGGGGCTGCGCGTCCTTGGGCAAAGACGCCAGGGCGCTAGCTACCCAGCGAGGCGAACACGAAGAGAGTGGGCGCGGTTACTGTCTCTCCGCAACTGCTGAAAGCTGATTGCTTCGGGAAAGAATAAGAGCGTAAACCCAAAAATAAAACCCCAAAATAAGGGGTTTTATTCCAAAAAGAAAGCCCAATTTGCCACGCTCCCCGGTCGGCACGCACGGCAAAAAACTCCGGCAATCGGGCACAACGGAAGCAGGCGTGCCAAGCCGCCGGAAAGCCGCCGGGAGTGCAATCGCACGGGCGCGCCGTCCGGTAAACACCAGGGAGCAATTTCAGCGCCGCCGCAGAGCCTTCGCACCGGGACGCGCTTCACACGCGCGTACACGCACACGCGCGCGTGCGAACCGGCGAACTGGCTAAAATCGCCTGTAAGCCGCCAAAAGCCCGTCGGGAATATCACCCTACGTACCAATCGCCCAAAACGCGCCATAAACGATTTTAGCGCCACCACGGGGTATTTGCGGGTAAACGCCAGGGGGCGAAAACTACCCAGCCTGCGAACTAGCTGGAAAAATGTGAGACTGGATTTTTTCTTTCATTTTTCCAGCTACCGAACCGGCGAAGGGGGCAAGGCGGCGAACGAACTCGCCCGGCTTGCTAGCGAACTGGCGGGGTAGCCCCTTCGGGGCTGGTACCCCCGCTGCGTTCGCGTCGCTGCGCCTTGCCCCCCGCCGGTTCGGTAAAGATTTTTCTATTGATTTTTGCAGTTTTTCCAGTCTGATAATGTTTTTTCTAACGGTATTTTCCAGCCACTTGGCGTATTTTTCCAGCTTCCCGGCTGGTGTCCCGGGAGCGGTTTTTCGCGCCGGTGCGGATTTTTGCGCGCAACCTATTGACCTGACTGGATTTAGCTGGGAATTGCCAGTGAGCGAACTGACAATTTAGTTCGCGCCAGTTCGCTCAGTTCGCCCTGTATTCATGCGGTTTTCGTGAATTCGACGATTGGCGGCTGAAAGGCGGTTCGCGGGCTGGTTCGCGGGCGGTTCCGGCTGCCCTGGCGGGGTGCCGGCTGGCGTCCGGCTGGCGTGGCTGGAAAAAAAAACAAACGCCGGGAGAGCGTCCCGGCGTGGTGCAGGCGGCTGGACAAACCTAGAACGGCAACTCGTCAACCCACCATTCGCAGGCGTCCTGGCGGGCGGCGAAATCAGCCGGCGGATAATCCTGATAGTGCTGGCAAAACCCTTCCGACGTGTACTCCCAGCACGTGTGACAACACTTGGGGATTGGCGGGTTTTGACCTGTATGTGGAGCGCGGATAATCTCGCGCCACTGGCGAACAAAATCGGGTTCCGGCGGTCTCATAACAGCCTCCATTTAGCGGAAATAATCCGAAAGAATTTGCCGTCCCGGACGAAAGAAATCTCAGACGGCGCAGGTTTTTGATTGAGAATTTTTGCGAGTTCTTCGAGCTTTTCCTGCTCGTTGCCTTGAAGCTGGGGAAGTGGTTCACCCAGCAGGGCTTCGAGGTCGGCTTGGGCGCGGCGTCCTGGGAAGCCGGGATAGAAGAGCGTCAGGTACTGGGTGATAACCAGTCTCGAAGACGTGGTGTGGTACTCACACAAAAGCAGCCATCGTCCACTGTTGACGCTGTAGTGCGGCATCCAGTGCCAGCGCGTGACGGCGTGTTTTTCCACAGCCCCGCCCATAATATCGGTGTCACGCAGCCACAGGTTGACCGTGCGTTCGGCTGGCGGGAAGTCGTAGCCGCACGCCGGGCATTCTTTGACCTTGGCGTGGACAAGTTCCCGGCATTGCGGACACTTCTTGACTGGCGCGCGTCCGTTCCCGTTGCTGCCTTTCTCTGGCGGCTCGACGGCTGTGATTGGACCGTGCCGCTCAACAACGCCGGCAAAATCCAGCACCAGACAGTGGTCGGTGTGGGACTTAGGGCGAAGCCCGCGTCCTGCCATCTGCACGTACAGCCCGGGCGATTCGGTCGGGCGAAGCATTGCTATCAGGTCAACGTCCGGGTGGTCGAACCCGGTTGTCAGTACGTTGGCGTTGGTCAGTGCGCGGATTTTGCCTGCCTTGAACGCGCCAATCAGCCGTTCACGCTCCGGCTTTGGGGTCTCGCCGGTGATGCAGGCAGCTTCAATCCCTCGCTGCCTAAGCTCCTCAGCAATATGCTCGGCGTGCTTGATACCGGCGCAGAACACAAGCCACGAGCGGCGGTTGCCGGCGCGGGCGATAATTTCGTCCACAACCGACCGGTTCAGCTCGTCTTTGTCAACAGCTGCCTGGAGTTCGCTTTCGACGTAATCGCCATTGCGTTTGGCGACACCAGACACGTCGTAGGTTACGTCCGTTGCTTTGCTCTGCAACGGCGCGAGATACCCCTTGGCAATAAGCTCAGTCAGAGATGCCGGCTTGATGAGCGGCGGAGAAAAAATTGCCGGCGGGTCGGTAATCAGTCCGTGACCCAACCGGAACGGCGTGGCGGTCAGTCCGACGACGCGAAGACGCGGGTTAGTTCTCGCCAGTCCGTCGAGAAACGTCCTGTACATCCCGGTGTCTTTGTGCGACACCAGGTGCGCCTCGTCAACAATCACAAGGTCAACGTGCCCCACGTCTTCGGCGCGTCGCCAGATTGACTGGATTCCGGCATAGGTGATGGGGTAACCGAGTTGTTTTCGCCCTACGCTGGCGCTATATACTCCTACTGGTGCGTTCGGCCAGTGCAGCAGAAGCTTTTCGAGATTCTGTTCAATCAACTCCTTGACGTGGGTGAGCATCAGGATTCTGGTTTCCGGCCACTGTGTCAGGGCGTCTTTGCACAACGCGGCAACGACGTGGCTTTTGCCCGCGCCAGTCGGCAGAACGATGCAGGGGTTGCCGGTTTTGTGCTGCACGAACCAGTCGTAAAGCTGGTCGAGTGCCCTTTGTTGGTAGTCTCGGAGTTGAAGTGAAGTTGTGTGCGCTGGTTGTGTTGGTGTGGATTTGTCCGGCGCGGCCTCTGACGCGCTGGAGTGCTCCGCTCCGGCTTCGTTAGACAGCCGTGACCGCTTCCATTCTTCGTAGGCGGCAATACCGGCTTCCAGCCCGTCGCGTCGTGCGATAGTCGCAATCGCCTTGAGTGCGTCACGTTCAGCCGGATGCTCCGCCAGGCTCTGGCGCAGGGCGTCGAGCAGTTCGTTGACGTTTGTGTACGGCATTGCGGCTTACCTCCATCTCCTATCCAAAAGTTCGCTCGGAAACGCGTGGCATTCGCATCCTTGGCGTTGCTGCTGCACGGTGAGTTCTTGGGGAGAGACCGGTTCGTATCGGCATTCCCACGGTGTAACCGTCAGTCCGGTGGACGCTGGCGCACCATAAGCGCACGTTCGGCAGTTTCGTTCTGTTACGAACGCTCGTTCGTGGCAAAACGAATATGCTGGACAGCCTTTGCACTCCCACCACGTGGGGTCTCGCGAAATTGGCGGCGGGAGCCGGGTTTCCATCACTAACCGGTTGAGCTTATCGAGAATGGCTTGGGCGCGTTCGGCGTCAAACTGCACGATTTCGGTGTAAAGGCGGTCGTCGTCTTTGCAGACCGCAAAATACAAGGCTTGTGGGATTTGCAGCCCAAGCATATAGAGCTGTATCTGTACCCAGTGGTCGTAGCGAGCTTCTTTGACGCCTTTTCGCGTCAATTGCGCGAAAGCGTTGGCGCTGAACGTTTTGATTTCCAGCACGAATTGTTCGTCTTCGTGGTCGGGCAAGCCGCTGGTGATAATTCCGTCCACATGTCCTCTGATATGCGGCGTCAATACGACTTCTTTTTGGCAGTCCGTAATAACGCAACCAATGGCTCGTAGGTCTTCCAAAACCAAACGCTCCTCTTCACGTCCCCGGCGGAACATTCTGAGCGTGCGCCCCGACGGGCGGTCTTGGATTGCCCAGTGGAACGTCAGCCATATCCGGCGTTCGCAGCGGTATCCGGCGATTGAGCAGCCCAAGTATGGGCGCGGCTGTTCTTCGGCGTTGATTCTTTCGTGGTACTGGTCTATTAATTGTTCCAAGTCAGGCATTGCGTCGTGCCTCCTCCTGTGTCTGGTGTAGAGAACGGCTTCGGGCATAAATTCCCCGAAGCCGTCTTTTTTGAGAGAACGTTGTTGCACTACGCCCATGGCGGACGATTGGCCGGGCGTGGCTGCGGCTGCGGTTGTGGTGGCGTTGGCATTGATACTGGCGGCGGAAGCACGACGGGAGGCGATACGAGGGCTTGCGCGCCTGCCGGCTTCCAGCCCTTCACCTCGTTGCTCTGTCCGTACTGTGGGTCGTCCCGCACCGTGACACGCACTTGAAGCGTTGCGCCCACAAGCTGGTCTGTATCCGCAAGCTGTGCAAGGCCAATCGCGCCCATCAGCTCTTTCAGTTGCGCACGGCCGATTCTCGTAGCTGTCTCGCTGGCGTTGCGCAACGTGACGTTGCCATACACAGACCGCCCCTGGTGCGTCGGGCCAAGTACTGTGTATCTAATCGAAAGATACTGCCCGT